ACCGCATCCCTGGTGATCTCGCGTGGTGGTGGTTTGAACCCCACCCGCTCCAGCGCAATGCGCAGGCGCACATAGTCGGCGTCCTTGAACGGCTCCCAGCCCTGGCCATCGTCTTCGCTAAAGACAATCTCATCGCGGAAGGTGTCATAGGCCAAGGCCATCCCACACTCGCGGGGCTCTGCCACTGCCTTGGCCATGTTGTCCATCGTCACTAGAATCTCGCCCCGGTTCGAGCGCACGTAGGCTGGCCGTGGCTTGTCCCCTGCCACCACTGCAGGTAGGGCATCGAACTCATCCTCAACCGGTTCAACCCAACCCGCCTCGCGAGCCATCGCGAACAAGCTGCCAGCGGTAATCTCACGTCGCTCAGCGCTGCGTCCGAAGCTGGCCCACTTCTTCTCCAACTCCTTGCGCCCCGCGTACTTGCCACTCGACTTCGCACTCCAGAGGTCGGCCAACTCAAGCCCATCCTCACTGCCGCCCGTCGCGTTGTGCAGGGCCATCAAGACTCGCGCCCATTGGTCATAGGGCATGTCGGCATCGAGCGCATCGAGCGCTGACTTCAGAGTGCCCAGCGATGCTCTAGCTGTGACGCCCCCACCTGCACCACCAGCATCGGCCAGCGCAGTGCGCTCAACCACAGGCACGGGTGGCGAGCTTGGCCAGTCCATCACCAACGCCCACTCGCGTCCAGCCGGGGCCATGCCCAGCAGTGGTTCAAGTGGCTCGCTTTTCCCCGCCAATGGGAGGATGAACTGATTGCCATAGCCATCGCTTGGCACACTGTCTTGCTTGGGGAAGACTTCAATCTCGCGCTTTACCAGCCCACCAGCGCCATTTGAATAGCCGAGTGAGCCCAGCACATCGGTCATGAACTTGCGCACGCTGTGGGCGTCTTGTGGCTCGTCCCACAGCAGGAAGATGTGAATGCCCTTGCCGCCCGTTGAGCGAAATGGGATGGGGTGCATACCCAGCAGTTCGAGCGCGTCAGCCAGAGTGGTGGCCGCAGCCACCATCTCATCCCAACTCGTCTCGCCGCCGTGTGAGTCAAGGTCGAATAGGCCGAGCATCGTCACGGACTCGCCCGCTTTGATCGGGCAGCAGCCCCGCGCAGGGCCACCGTTCAAATGCTTGGTCAGCCTGGCATCAGTCAGTGGCTCTCGGGTCCAGACCTGGCCATCGCTCTTTCTAATTGCCGTCACATCGGTGCACACCCTTGAGGTAATGGGGCGCAGCGCCTCGATGAACGGTTGGCTCATTTAGAGACTACCTTGCCGCCGGGTCCGATGATTTCGGCGTCATCGTTGCAGTCACCACTGACGCCGAGCGGGATCAGCGCACATCTTGCGTACTCATATGAATAGGTAAGCTCCCACGCAAGGATGGGCTCCTCGCACTCTTTACCAGTGTCTGGATCTGTCCATCGCGCTCTGAAACCGGGCTGCGCAGGAATTATTGTTGTGCTCATGGTTCTGTCTTTCTGTGAAACAAAACCCCTGGTCTGAGCTGCGAGGTGCCAACCCACCGCACGAATACGGTTGCAGCTCAGACCAGGGGTTACTCGTGAATTTAGGTTGGCATTTCTACTGTCACTTTTGAGGTGATTGATACGCGCACACCAATGCCCGACACACAGCGCAGTGGCAATGTGCTGGGTCACCCTGTTAGGCTGCTGCGGTGGGCTTGATGGTTGGCTGCTGCGCTACTACGCGCAGCACCGCACACCCCATTTGGGGTATTTATCTGCGTATGCACTAGTTGCATACTTTGTCAATACTCGCCGAGCGCGAGTATTGGATTTCGGCAGGAGGTGTTGCAGTTTCATTGAGTTGTCTCTTATAGATAGCTGCTGAGGAGCGGCCAACCAGCGCCTGGTGCGCTGCGTCATTCCGCAGTTAAGTCAACGAGGTCGGCCAGGCGCTTGGAAATGAGCTTTGCGCGTGGTATCCCAAACTCTGCCTCGATCTCTAGGGCGCGCCGCACTGGAACCCAGCCGCGCCGAAGCCACACTGATACCGCCTGTTGGGTCACGCCCAACCGTTCAGCCAGTTGAACCTGCCCTCCAGCTTGCGAAATGGCCCAGGCAATGCCTGTGGGCGTACAATCGGTAATTGTCATAGTACAAGTGAAGGAGCCAATATTCGGGAAAGTTTACAACCACGCAGTTGATTGTACAACCCCGGAACTATTCGATTTGACCCGCTAAATTTGTTGCCGTATTCTCTCGGTTCACTACCTTTTGGTTGTAAACCGAGATGCCGAACCGATTTGGGGATGCGCTGAGGGTTGAGCGGGAGCGCCTTCGGCTTTCTCAGGAACAGCTAGGCGACATGCTGGAAGTCTCTCAGCAGGCCGTGGCGAATTGGGAAGCTGGTACCGCCATCCCTAGGCCGGAACGACGAAAGCGGCTCATTCAGATACTAGGCCCGGGCTCTGAACTCGCGAAGCTGATGCCTCGCTATGAGTTCGCAGAAGGTCCGCTCGAACCAGGTCCAAGCGATGGGGAGAGTTGGGAAGATGGGCGATCTGATATGACTAACAATGAGCCAAAAGAACCATTGAAAGGGGGTCTTGAGGACACCCGCCGTAAGGCCGGAACCCTTCATGCGCGGCGAGGCTCTGACCGCGTTGAGTTCCTAGAAGCTCTTCCCGAAGCCCTACGGCAGTACGTGGACGGCTCAATCACCATTGGTGCCGCGACACGACGGCTGGACTATCTCTCTCCCTACCTCGGGGTGGACGTTAAGCGCCTGCCCATCGACCGAACGATGGCGTGGGCGGCATCGGCACCCTCTCTATTGAACCTGGCGATGGTACGTAGCGTTACTGATAGCAGTGTCAAACCACCCCGCCAGTACGCCCTGATTCTGGTTAGTGATGGGCTCAAGCATCGAAGCGATGCCTCGGTCCAGCGGCTCATGTTTGACGCCGGTGTGCTGGGCGTCACCGTCCACCAAGTCGAGTCGATGCCCCAGGCCGCGCAGCTCGTGGCCGAGCTTGAATCCAATGATGAGGAGCGGGCCCAAGCCGCCCGAAACGACGGTTCGACAGACGGATAAGGGTCAGAGAAAGCCCTACTCAAAGCGCCAGTATCAGGGCGCTTTTTTGTTGTGCTATTTCACAACTTTCCACTTGTTTAGTTGTTGCGCACAACCCAAGAGTTGTTATAGACTCTGCTTCCACAAGAGCCGTAACTAGTTTCACCACAACTTTAGAGGACTTCTATGCACAAACCTACACCCCTTAAAGACGCTGGCCTGGCACTCCTGATTGCCGCCTGTTTCATCGCCATGGGCATGTCCGAGATGGGCCTGTTCGGCTACTGAGCACCGGGCGATGACGCACACCCGCCTGTCGCACTTGTCGAACGACGAGCTCTTGAAGCTCGCTCACATCCAGTACGACCCCATCACGGCGACCGACCTTGAGATTGAGCTGACCAACCGCTTGGAAAGGCTCGAAGAGGTGGATCGAACGCTCAATGAATTCAACGTTGAGCTTGAGCATGTGCGCCCACTGCTTGAGCTGCTGAGCGAGTTCGAGGCTACTGACCTGGCCGACTTACGCAAGAGGCTGGAGACAGCCGCAGCACTTGAGCAGGTCGTTGCTGAAGCTGGCGACTCGCTGGCTCAGCTCCACACCCTTATTTCAACCCTTTAGAAAAGGAAATTTCCCCATGTCCCTGGAAGCGGCAATTCAAGAAAACACCAACGCTCTGCGCGAGTTCATCGCCCTGTGGTCGAAGATGAACCTGGCAAGCGAAGGTCGAGCTGCACCCCCGCCAACCTCGAAGAGGACGAAGGCCGAGCCTGCGACGGCAGCAACAGCTCCAGCGAGCGACGAATCTGCCCAACCGAAGCCCCAAGAAAAGACCGAGCCCGTTGTCGATGCCGCTGCCAAGACAGCCGCCATCGCCGTTCCCGAAGTCAACACAGCAATCATCGCCCTGGCCAAAGCCAAGGGGCGAGATGCTGCAGTGGCTGTGCTCAAGCAGTTCGGTGTGGCCAAGGTCCCCGAGCTGAAGGCTGAGCAATACGCCGATGTCATTGCCGCTGCCAAGAAAGCGATGGAGTGACATGACCACCGCGACCATCACTTTTATAGACAACGAACTCGCTGGCACCGTCGATGCAGAGATTAAGTTCGGAGAGAAGAACATCCTCAACGACCTCAGCCGCGCCCACCACGTTGCTGTGCAAGCGTTCATGGCCGTGCACCCCCTGGTGGATTTGAAGAAGGAGTCCGGCGGTGAGTAATCACGCCCGACTGTCTCCATCAAACGCGCACCGTTGGATGCGCTGCGCGGCCAGTGTCGCGTTGGAGGCTGAGTGTCCAGACACCTCCAGTGAGTTTGCTGACGAGGGCACGGCAGCACATGAGCTGGCGTCAATAGCGCTGGAAGCCGGTAAGAGCGCCGACGCCTACATCGGGCGCGTCATCAAGGTTGAGCGCTCGGGGGCACAAGCACGTGAGTTCACAGTCGATGAGGAGATGGCTGCGCACGTGCAGACCTACATCGACGCTGTGCGCCAGTACGCCGAGAGGCACGAGTTGCTGATTGAGCAACGAGTGAACTTCTCCGACCACATCGGTGTCCCTGATTCGTTTGGTACCAGCGATGCGGTGATCCTCACCGGCGACGGTGAAGAAATTCAAGTGCACGACCTGAAGTATGGGCGCGGTGTGAAGGTTGAGGCTGAGAGCAATGAGCAATTGATGCTCTACGCGCTCGGTGCACTAAACGAGTTCGGGATGATTGGTGACTTCAAGCGCGTGCGCATGGTCATCCATCAGCCACGCCTTGGCCACCTCTCAGAGTGGGATTGCACGGTTGAGCAACTTCTAGCGTTCGCAACCAACGCCAAGATCAAGGCTGCCAACTGCATCGACATTCTCGAAATCAAATTTGTCGGTCCCGACGACTTCACACCTGGCGATAAGCAGTGCCGCTTCTGCAAGGCCAAGGCCACTTGCCCAGCACTCACCCAGCATGTCCTCTCCACGGTTGCTGACGACTTCGTAGACCTCGCACAGCCCGTAGTGCCGAAGCTACAGGCCGCTGAGGAGCGCGTTCAGCACTCCGACAACGCTCACATCGCCCACTGCCTCGAAGCGGTGGACTTGATCGAATCCTGGTGCAAGGCGGTTCGAGCTAAGGCTGAGTCTGAGTTGCTGGCTGGGCGTGACATCCCAGGCTTCAAGCTGGTCGAGGGTCGCCGTGGGTCGCGCAAGTGGGTCGATGAGTCAGAAGCTGAGGCCGCAATGCGCGCCATGCGTTTGCGGCATGAGCAAATGTTCGATTACAGCCTCATCTCACCCACCACTGCCGAGAAGCTACGCAAGGCTGGTGAGCTGGGCGACAAGCAATGGTCGAAGTTGCAGACGCTGTTTACGCAGTCCGAGGGAAAGCCCAGCGTGGCCCCTGTCTCGGACAAGCGACCAGCTCTGCAGATGGCGAGCGTTGAAGATGAGTTCTCCTCCTTAACAGAAGGTGCCCAATGATGCAGCAGGCGATTTATGTTGGACCGGAATTGCAGTTCCTGCGCCCTGGGATGGTTGCTCAGGTGCGAGACCACCCGAGCAATCCTGAAACGGTGCAGGTTAGGTTCGATGACCGCAGCGCTATCCGAGACGATGTGCAGCAAGCGCTTGGCTGGCACAACTACCCGCGCGAGCACTTCCAAGTAACCAAGGAACGCGTCGCACCACCACCCGCACCGCGCATTAGCAATCTGCTACCGCCAAACGCAAGAGACATCTTGGTGATAGCAGCACAGACCCCCATCACGTCCGCCGATCCGCTCGCGCGTGTGAAGGCTATCGAGAAAGCAATTCAGCGGGTTATGCAACTCTGTCCTCAATTCTTTTTGGAGTAAATCAATCATGAAAATCAAACTTTCTAATGTCCGTTTGGCCTTCCCTCAACTCTTCGAGGCCAAGACCGTCAACGGTGAGGGTGAGCCCGCTTTCAGCGCCACCTTCCTGCTGGAGCCTAACCACCCCTCCGTTAAGGAGCTGCGTGATGCCTTCGAGGCCATCGGCAAAGACAAGTGGGGTGCGAAATGGCCGACCATCAAGAAGGAAATCGAAGCGAAAGACCGCTTTGCCCTGCACGACGGTGACACCAAGGCCGACTACTCGGGCTTCGAGGGCAATCTGTTCGTCAGCGCCCGCAACAAGACCCGCCCTCTGGTGATCGACCGTGACAAGTCACCTCTGACTGCGCAAGACGGACGCCCCTACGCTGGTTGCTACGTCAACGCGAGCATTGAGCTTTGGGCTCAAGACAACAACTACGGCAAGCGCATCAACGCGAGTGTGCGTGGCGTCCAGTTCGTCAAGGATGGTGAAGCCTTCGCTGGCGGTGGTGCAGCAAGCGACGACGAGTTTGATGCGGTCGGTGAGTCCGCTGACGACTTGGTGTGATTAGAGCGACCCCTGGCAACAGGGGCGCTTCGGTGAGTGGTTGGAGAGGGGTAGCGCGCCCACCACTCACCAAAGCGGGAGTTCTCAATCCTCCACTTAGCCTTCGTCTGACCACGCAGGAATTGGCCGAGATCGTTGACCCGATGGGACCCGCCTCACCGAAAGTCTCAAAGCCCCATCGGTAATACGCAAACGTGTGAGAGCTTTAAACGAAAGAGCACACAAATCTCGGCAACGGTCACAGATATTTGAGCACGATGAACAAGCCAACACTGATACTTGATTGCGAGATATACCAGGACTATTTCCTGGCAATGTTTCTCAACGTTGAGACGGGCAACACGCGAGCCTTCGAGCTTCACGTGGAACAAGCGCTGGACGTTGAAACACTTCGCACAATCCTGCGCAAGTACAGGTTGGTCACGTTCAACGGGGCTAACTTCGACATACCGCTCCTGATGCTGGCACTAAGCGGTGCGAACAATGCGCGGATCAAGCGCGGTTGCGACGCCATCATTAACAACAACCTGCGTGGCTGGCAGTTCGAGCAACAGTTCAATGTCGTGACTCCCAAGGCCCTTGACCACATCGACTTGATTGATGTCGCACCGGGCTCTGCGAGCTTGAAGATTTACGGTGGTCGCTTGCACTCTCAGCGATTGCAGGACCTGCCCATACCACCGGACGCGAGCATTTCACCCGAGCAGCGCGCCTTGCTGCGCGACTACTGCGCCAATGACCTGCGCACCACCCTAGACCTCTATCGCAAGCTGCAGCCGCAAATCGAGCTGCGTGAGCGGATGACAGAGCAATACAAGATCGACCTGCGTAGCAAGTCCGATGCGCAGATTGCCGAGGCGGTGATTGGTCAGCAGGTGAGCCTAACCCTGGGAGAGAAGGTGGTGCGACCCGAAGTGCCCAGCGGCACGCGATTTCACTACCGGCCACCCACGTTCATTCAGTTCAGCACAGAGGTGATGCGCGAGACCTTGGCGATGGTTTGCCGCTCCGAGTTCGTTGTGCCCGACACCGGCAAGGTGGTGATGCCCAAGGAGCTGGCTGAAGCTGCGATCAAGATTGGCGCTGGCACGTACCGCATGGGTATCGGGGGCTTGCATTCCAGTGAGCAATCGGTGGCGCACCACGCAACCCTCGGCAACATCCTGGTCGATAGGGATGTGGTGAGCTACTACCCGGCCATCATCCTGCGCACGGGCCTTGCACCCAAGCACATGGGCAAGGCGTTCACCCTAGCCTACCACGACATCGTTAAGCGTCGCCTGGCAGCCAAGCGCTCGGGGGACAAGGTTACGGCTGACGCTCTCAAGATCACGATCAATGGGAGCTTCGGCAAGTTCGGCTCCAAGTGGTCAAAGCTCTACTCGCCTGACCTTCTGATTCAAACCACCCTCACCGGCCAGCTCTCGCTGTTGATGCTGATTGAGGCGCTTGAGTCCGAAGGCATCAGCGTGGTCTCGGCCAACACTGACGGCATCGTTATCAAGTGCCCTGCAGCAAAGGCCGCGCTGATGGAGTTTGTGGTGTGGGAGTGGGAGCAGGCCACCAGCTTCGAGACTGAGGCCACCTACTACCGCTCGCTGTACTCACGCGATGTCAACAACTACATCGCCATCAAGCCAGACGATGGCGTGAAGGTCAAAGGAGCCTACGCCCCTGCTGGCCTGCAAAAGAACCCCACCAACGAGATTTGCACCGACGCGGTGGTGCAGCACCTGGTCAAGGGTGCGCGCGTTGAAGACACCGTGAATGAGTGCCGAGACATCCGCAAGTTCATCACCATCCGCCAGGTCAAGGGTGGTTCAGTAGACCAAGCCGGCAACTACCTCGGCAAGGCCGTGCGCTGGTACTACGCCCAGGGTGTTACTGGCCCTCTCACATACAAGCTCAACGGCTACACCGTCGCTCGCAGTGAGGGGGCAAAACCCCTGATGGAGTTACCTGAACAGTTTCCCGGCGACGTGGATTTCAACTGGTACATCAGTGAAGCCCACTCGATTCTCAACGACGTGGGGGCGACAGCTCCAGAAATGGAAACCCGATGAACAAGGTGCCGATTTTCTACCGGGCGCTGGAGGACGATGACCACTGGTTCTTCCAGTATCACGTGGACGAAGTTGACCTGGAGCACGATGTCCTTGATTTCGTCGCAGAGGAGATCGCGAGGGACTACCACGACCACTACGGTGGAAACGAGGCCACGTGGCCTTTGACATTCGCACTGCATATGAAAGTGGGTGGCCCTGAACTCGCGCGCTTCAAAGTTCAACAGGTGAGTGTCCCAACCTTTCAGGCCGCGAGAATGATTGCTATCGACGACGCGGTGGCGAATGCCACATCGGACCAAATGAAATGGAGCTAAGCATGGTGATGAGATTTTGTCGCGCGGTTTTCAACGCATACAGATTCCCGAGCGAACTGACGATTGTTCAGCGTGAGCGTGAGAGCACGGCCCTTGGCCTTCTAGAGGCACAGAGTGAGCTTGAGCGTGCACAAGCAACGGTTCAATTCCTCAGCGCTCGCCTGCGCCGTTTGAACAAAATCCAGCAAGAGGGAATTCAGCCATGAGAAATCTAATGAACGTGTCCATGTTGGCGGTCATTTGGGTTGGCGTTCTAACGACCACTGGCCTCATCGCGCGCATTGCATGGGACTTGTTTAAATTCGGTTGGGAGTTGATGCCATGATCCTAAAAAGTCAAGCCATACGCGAGCGCGACATTGAAGAGTACCTGGTTGCTCGGGTTGGCTCGATGGGTGGTGAAGTCCGCAAGGTTAAGTGGGTCGGCAGGCGCGGCGCGCCAGACAGACTTGTGATGCTGCCTGCGCACAAGGTGGCCGATGCCTATGTGGTGATGCCAAGCTCCATTTGGGTGGAGCTGAAGAAGCCCGGAGTTGCGCCTGAACCTCACCAGCTCCGTGAGCACGCGCGTATGCGCGCGATGGGCCAGCGTGTCGAGGTAATTGACTCATTCGCTGGCGTGGAAGAGTTGTTCGCATGAGAAAGCGCAGCCGCTACCGCCCCAAGCCCGTGATGACGAACCCCGTGGCGTATGTCATCGAGAGTGTGACGCCTGCTGCGAAGCACGACAGCTACTTGCTCGATTTGAAGATCAAGAACCACGGCTCGATGCACGCCCTCACGCATGGCCTGGCGACGCGCGGCGACATGGACGTACTGATTGCCATGTGCAACATGGTTGAGGCGTTGTGGTCGCTGGGGTTTGGCAAGGACTTCGAGGATGTGGTGGTTCAAGGTCAAGCGTCCTTGCTTGCTGTTGGCAAGCGCGGCTTAAGCACCGGCAGATTCATCCTCAGAGGTCCCGAGATGGCCGCGCTGAACTTGCTCATGGAGCTGCACGACGCTCAAATGGAAGTCGTCACTGTTGGCGATATAGAGCGCGGCGTTGAGCTTGTTCACAAGCGAGTGCGCGCTGGTCAGATTGAACGGATAGCCGCGTGACGACTCGCCAAGACTTCACCCCGCGCGTGTACCAGCACGGCATCATCGACCACATCTTGGATACCCCTAGGTGTGGCATATGGGCTGGCATGGGCATGGGTAAGAGCTGTGCCACCCTCACCGCACTGGATGTGCTTGAGCTGGTGGAGCCTGGACCCGCCTTGGTGATTGCGCCGCTGCGGGTGGCTAGCTCCACGTGGCCAGATGAAGCGCGCAAGTGGAAGCACCTGCGCAACGTCGAAGTGTCAGCGGTGGTGGGCACACCGGAGGAGCGAACCGCAGCATTGCGCCGGCCAGCTTCGATCTACACCACGAATTACGAGCAACTACCTTGGCTTGTGGACAAGCTTGGGGATAAGTGGCCATTCAAGAAGATCGTTGCCGACGAGTCCACCAAACTTAAGGGTTTCCGCCTTCGCCAAGGTACACAGCGTGCACGGGCACTGGCGATGGTCGCGCACAAATACTCCAGCAGGTTTATCGAACTTACAGGTACGCCCAGCCCGAACGGTTTGCAGGACCTGTGGGGACAAGCATGGTTCCTCGATGCTGGGGCGCGCCTTGGTCGCCACTACAAATCGTTCCTGGACCGTTGGTTTCGCTCCGAGCGTGTTGGCAATGACCCGCACGCAGTGCGCGTGGAGCCACTACCCTTTGCCCGCGAGCAAATAGAAGACAGGCTGCGTGACATCTGCATGAGCCTTGACGCACGCGACTACTTCGATATCAGCGAACCCATCGTCAATGTCATCCGCGTTGAGCTGCCCAGCAAAGCCCGAGCGCTGTATCGGGACATGGAGCGCGAGATGTTCATGCGCATTGGCGACTCCGAGGTGGAGGCGTTCAACGCTGCCAGCAAAACGATTAAGTGTCTACAGCTCGCCAATGGCGCTGTGTACACCGACGACTCATGTACTAACTTTTCTGAGGTGCACGATGCAAAAATTCAAGCTCTGGATGAAGTCATTGAAGAGGCTGCTGGTGCGCCCGTCTTGGTGGCCTACCACTTCAAGTCGGATTTATCAAGATTGTTGCGAGCATTCCCTAAAGGTCGGGCGCTTGACGCTAGCCCGGACACGATCCGAGATTGGAACAATGGTCACATACCAATTCTCTTTGTGCACCCCGCGTCGGCGGGTCATGGTCTCAATTTGCAGGATGGCGGCAACATCATCGCCTTCTTCGGCCACTGGTGGAACCTAGAGGAATACCAGCAAATCATTGAGCGCATCGGCCCCACGCGCCAGGCCCAAGCTGGCCACAACCGCCCGGTGTTCATACACCACATCGTTGCTGCTGGAACCGTCGATGAGTTGGTCATGGCGCGGCGCGAGAGCAAGCGCGAGGTGCAGGACCTGTTATTGGAAGCAATGAAAAGGCGATCACCATGCTAGCGACAAACTGGGCAGCCCTTATATCAGCCGGCGATGTTGTATGTAAGCAGCAAAGACCTATTACTGGAAGCAATGAAGAAAGGAATCAAATGAGACTGACAACTGAAGAGCAACTGGCAACGCAACTACTTCGCGCACGGCAAGAGCCCGGTGTGGAGTGGCGAGCCCACATGGGAAAGTGGGCAGTCAGCATTAGAGATGGTGAGTTTGTCAGGCAGGTTGGACTGTTCGACACTTACGAGGATGCGATTGGGGCGTATTACGAGAAAGCACCAGGCACCCTACAACGCAAGCCATTGGACTGTGCAACCCCATCCAATGCCTTGGCCAAGCAAGAGGGCGGCAAGCACTACAAAGAGCTGACCATCCAACCTGTCGAGTACATCCACAGGAACAAACTTGGCTTTTGTGAAGGTAGTGTCATCAAGTACATCACTCGCTGGCGCGCCAAGGGTGGGGTTGAGGACTTGAGGAAAGCTCGTCATTTCATCGACCTTTTGATAGAGATGGAAGGCGGTGCAGCATGAGATACACCATTGATGGGTTGATGGAGTTAGTCGGCGACTACGGTGAGGCGCGTGCCGAAGCCGTGATAGCGAATCGCGGCAGCACCGAAGAAGCGAGCCACGCCGGCAAAAAATCTATCACCGCGTTTAAAGCGGTTCTCGTCTACGCCAAGCGACTAGCTGCGCAACCTGCACAGCATGAGCAACCCTATCTAGAGATGGGAGCTGATGCGGTATGAGACACGCTTACATCCCCCAACACCCGAGTGGTTTGGCGCTGTTCACGCTTGGCGCGTACACAGAAGATGAGGCTTGGCAAAACGTTGTCGAAAAGATCGAACCTTGGATGACCACCAGGCGTACCAAGGAACAGCTCATTGAGCTTGGTTTCAAAGTGCAGGTTTGGTCGCCGAAGGTAAAGGTGCCTCGCGCTTTAGAAAGTAATCAATCATGAAACCGCAGCAGCAACCACAACCTCCACTTCATCTGCCTACGGTGACAAGTCGGCGACCACAAACACCTTGGCCTCGACCTCAGATGGGCGTGCCGTATTACCCTCGTCCAGCGCCAGCACCTGCTCCGATAGGGTTGCCGATCATTGATGCGGACGCCCATTGGAGTTTCGCTTGCATTGGGAGAGGGATGTGACAGCCAGCTACCGGACCATTGAGCTGGAAGTGATCCGCTGGGCTGAAGCGCGCCGCATCATCCCCAACGCCAAGCCGGTTAGCCAGCTCCTCAAAGCGATGAGTGAGTTCGGCGAGCTGGCCGATGCTGAAGGTAAGGGCGACCTAGCAGCCATCAAAGACGCGGTGGGTGACGTGATGGTGTGCCTCATCAACTACTGCACCCTGCATGACATTGACCTGGTGGCTTGCCTTGAGGGTGCATACAACGAGATAAAACACCGACGCGGCACGCTGCTGCCGAGTGGTGTGTTTGTGAAGGAAGACACCTCAAATCAGGTGAGTAAGTTAACTCAACCGATTGTGTAAACGCCATGAGCGAAGTGACGCCTCAAGTTGCACCAGCGCCCTATGTGACTATTCCCCTGGCCGCGCTCATTACCGGGCTGACTGAGAAGGCAATCCGGCGCAAGATTGAAGACGGCAAGTGGGTGGAAGGGCGCGAGTACCGCCGCTCACCTGACGGTGGGATTTTCATCTCAATCAAGGGCTACCAGGCATGGGTCGAAAAGGAACAGGCGTAGAGGTTCGAGACAGCAGCATTCGCCTGGCCTTCACCTTCGAGGGCCAGTTGCACCGTCGCACTCTGATGGTGGGCGACAAGGTGATGCCGCCCACCGCTGCGAACATCAAGTACGCCAATAGGCTCTCAGCGGACATCCGCGATGCGATCCGGCATGGCCGCTTCAACATGCTCGAATTCTTCCCCACCGGGGGAGCTGGGCCTGCACCAGTCACAGTGGGCAAGCAGCTCGACACGTGGCTAGACACCCTGCGCATCGAGGAATCCACCAAGGCGGGCTATAAGAGCGCTATCGCGTTCTGGAAAGCGGCACCGGCCAACGACAGCCTCAAGCCCCTGGGCGATGTCCCGCTGCGCGCCCTTCTCACCAGTCACGTGCTCAAGGCCATGGCCAGCCGCCCGAACATCAGCGGTAAGACCATCAACAACTACGTGAGCGTCTTGCGCGAGGCAGTCGAGCTGGCCATAACAGACAAGCTGCTGGCCGAGAATCCAGTGGTGAAGGTCAAGCGGGCCAAGCACCAGAAGGAGCCACCCGACCCCTTCACCCGCGATGAGGCGGAGAAGATCATTGCTGACATGGCCACCCGCCACCCGGGCCAGGTGGCCAACATGGTCGAGTTCTGGTTCTGGACGGGGTTGCGCACCGGGGAAATCCTTGGGCTCAACTGGTCGCGCGTTGACCTGGCCAGCGGCTCGGTGCTGATCGCTGAGACCACCGTGCGGGGTGTGCGCAAGGATCGGACCAAGACCAACACCGCGCGCACTGTGCGCCTCAATAGCCGCGCCCTGGCCGCTTTGCAGCGCCAGCGCGCCCACACCCAAGCCATCGGTGCTGAGGTGTTCCAAAACCCCCGCCAGTTGGCCCCATGGGGGCGCGAGAAGATGTTCAGGCAAGCGTTCTGGCTACCAACGCTCAGGCGGCTGGGCATCCGCTATCGCCGCCCGTATAACATGCGCCACACCTACGCCACCGCAATGCTGATGGCGGGGATGACCCCGGCGTTCTGTGCCAAGCAGCTCGGCCACTCCGTTGAGATTTTCCTGCGGACTTACACCAAGTGGATCGACGGGGACTCCAATGACAGGGAGATGCAAAGACTTGAGAGTTCAATCACCGCCCCGCTGGGGCAGAAAGCGAAGGAGATGTGAAGCTAACGGGAGAACGATTGCGAGAGCTATTGCGCTATGACCCAGGCAATGGGCTGTTCCAGTGGGTCAAACCTCGTGGTCGCGCGCCGAAAGACTGGTTCGCGGGGTCGGAGCACGGAAGCGGTTACCTGGTTATTTGCGTTGATGGTGTGAGCCATCGTGCACATCGGCTGGCGTGGCTTTACGTCAAGGGCAAGTGGCCGCGCTTCACTATCGACCATCGCAATCGAGAGAAAAGGGACAACAGGTTTGCCAACCTCCGAGACGTGGCGATCCGGCGAAACAGCTTAAACCGGGAATACCGACCGAGACGCGAAGGCTCTGCTGTTGGTGTCGAGCGACGAGTCACAAAGAGCGGTGTGAAGTGGCGCGTGAGGCTTGGTCACTACGGGCGGATGATTACAGTCGGGACCTTTCACACTCAAGCCGAAGCTGAGGCGGCGTATCTGGAGGCCAAGCACCTGATGCACCCAGGCGCGACCGTGATATCACCCACGAATCTCCCCAGCTCAAGAATCGTTCAAAGCGCACCCAGCCTAAGCGCTTGATGACACAGAGGTTTTTGGTGTGCGGGAGTGGAGCGGGTGATGGGAATCGAACCCAATCAGCGGGGGTACGAGGGGTGCCTAAGGGGTTGTAAGTTGCTGATTCAGTTGAGTCGGTATGTTGATACAACCCCTCGATTCCCCGAATTCTTCCCTGGATTCATCCCTGGAATTGCTACACTCCTGGGGTTGATGGGTGAGGGTTAATGCATGAGCTGCATGTACCGGGACCTTCCGGCAACCCTCACCCGATCAACGCGTCACACCCCGGGCTTTCTCGAAGGTCCGCATCCCAGCAATTCCCAGCATCCCGGTCAAGAGGACCAGTAACGCCTCCACGTCCAGCACCGGCGGTGGTGCCATCGTTGTCGGCACCCAGCCCTTGGCCTGGAGCATGGACCACGCCCACACCAGCATCGGGTAGAGGATGAACTGGTAGGCCAGGGAGATCGCCCCCACCCAGCCAATTGCGGGCCTCCAGCCAGCCACAAAGACGTTGGCGTTGGTCGCCTCTGCCTTGTTGACTTCCATCTGGCCTTGCAGCAACCCTGCCTCGATCTTGGCCGCGTCGATGCCGATGCGCTGCAGCTCAATCTGCGCGTCCAGTCGCTCCTTGTCCGAGGTGAACAAGTCGTCGGCAATGTTGCCGATAGCCTCAACGATGCCGCCAACCAGAAGGGGGTTCATACAACGGTCTCCTTCAGCGTGCGGCTCAGCCACCCCAACAGGAACTTGAGCTGCGAGCGGTCGCGCTTCACGATGTCCCGGTAACGGGCGACCTTGGCCAGTGCAAAGCGCAGGATGAACAGCTCAGGGTTGGCAGCGTTGATGGCTGCAAGCGTCTTCGGACCAACCTTGCCGTCCGGTGTGGTGGCCACCACGAGTTGGGCCAGCTTGGCCGCTGTGGTGGTACCGGCATTGACGCCGAAATCAAACAAGGTGTGGGCCACGAGCTGGCTATCAATCTGATCCAGGGCCAGCACATTCCAGAAGTTGACCAGGTAGAACTCGCGGACGGCCTCAGCAGCAGGCTCTGTGCCAGCGTCGATGTCGCGCCAGCCCGCCCAACGCGGCCAGGCGATGCGCGAGATACCGGCGTAAGTCTGGCCACCCCGATCACCTGGGATAGTGTGGAGGACGTAACCCCCCTCGTTCACTATCATCCGCTCGAACGCTGGGAGAAAATGTGCCATGTCAACCTCTGACTTGATCAACAAACGTTCGCCAGACAGCCAGGGCTAGCCAACCTGCTGCAACCCACAGGCCACCGGTCAAGAACTTCCCAATGAGTTCGTGCTTCAACTTTGCCCACCCATCCGCGTCACGAATCATCCGCTCGTGAAACATGCGGTGGTAGTGCGGATCGCCGCCAGGGAACGCATCGCCGATGAGCTTGTTCAACTGACCGAACTTCACATCGAAGTGCGACACCATCCTGGTTTCATGCTTGGCCAACGCGTCGGCTACTGCACCCTCGATCATTAGGGCAACGCGATCTTCCGTTAGCTCGTTCACTCTCCCCTCCTGGTAATAGCGGTTACCTTTAGGGTCAGCCATTTAAAGCTCGCTCTCGCAAGTCCACGTCCCAGCCGCAGTGCCGCCGTTGTTTGTGACTGTCGTGGAGAGATATAGAGAGCACTGTTCCACAGCGGTGTTAACCGTGCTCGATGCGCCACCATAGGATGTTGGCGTACCCGACACATAGACCTGCAATGACGCATAACTCATCGTGTATGACGTATTGCGCTTGGTGGCCTTGAACCAAATTGGCACCATCAGCACCGTCCAATACCCACCACCACTGGCCGGTAGATAAAGAACCGGCACATTACCCTTCTCGAAATAGCGCTGGCACATCGCCGTCTCAAGACCGATCGGGCGATACTGAAACGCCGTGGCGGCTATCCCAACCTCAAGCTGTACACCGCTGAGATAGAACGTTGCACCAGCCGTTGTGGCCAGCTTGGTGCCGCTTGTGAGCCCGTAGTAGTTGCCCGCTTGCCAAGACCCTGCGGCAGCAGAAAACGTTGTTCCAACCCCCAGGTCCCACGTGAGGTTCATCCCCAGCGTGGTATCGACTGCCCAAGTACCGCTCGTGTCACCAGGTATTTCGATGGACTTGAACTCCCAGGTGTTTGCCTGGTCAATCGTGTAGGAGAAGATGCGGGAGCGGTTGTTGGCTGCGTTCTTGACACCGACACCATACGTGCCAGTGACCGATGCGCGAACCCAAAAGGAAAGCGTCAGAGTCTTCGCGTTGGCCGTGCCCCAATTAAGATCGGCACAGTTCAACCCTTCCACCGGATGCGCGATGCCTGAGTAATCGCCAGCACCAGGCGCAGCGCCCGTGCCAACCGTATAAACCAAGCTGTAACTGAATCCGGTGGGCGCAGTGGTCGAGCGCTGTGCGGTACACGTGGCCGCTCCACCGTTGCGGTAAATCTTGAACCGGTCAACAGGGAACGCCAAGTCTGCGCTAACGGTGCTACCGTTATTGCGCTGATCAATGCGCATGTCGCCGTTGATTACTCGGTTTCGCATTCCGAAGGCACCGCCACTGTCATACGCGGTTGCGATTTCCACCAGTTCTCTTGATCGACTCATTACGGACCCCTCTTTCTAACAACGTGGTCCGTAACACAGTTGCCGAACCAAATCCTTTGCTGCTTAGCGCAGCGTGTTGATCAAATAATCACCTATTCCGGCCACACCAAGGCCGGCAAGCATTGCTCAACATCCTCCCACGCACTTGGCGCGGGCCGAGTCATTGAGACCACCTCATCAAGGTAGCTGAACAGTGCGTCCAAAGTCGCATCTCTCGCTTGTACTGCGTACTGCCCCTCTACTGCAAACCGCTGAATTGAGCTGGACGCGTAAGACGCCGCACTCAGGATGCTGTCGTATTGCTTAGTGGCAGCGAAGTTGTCCAGGCGCTGATACGTTGCGTTGACCACCCAACTGACAAATTCATCCCAGGCAGCGACCTTCTCCGCGTTCGAGAGCGCAACAACTTCCCAGGTTTGCAACCAAACCCCATCAGCCTCGCTGTACTGTGCAGCTATCTCCACAACCTTTTCAGTGAGGCGATTGAAGTTGGGCTGCGCAGTGGCAACTACTTCAACAATCCCCTCCGATTGCATGAACTCTGTGGTCCAAACGGTGGGAACCGAGGATTCCGGGTACATCGCCTGGAGGTCGTCCTGCGTGAAGGGCTGTTTGACGACGGTGCCGTTTTCTACGCGTGCTTTCATGGTCGCTTTATGTCGGTTTGATGGTTAGAAGGATGCCGACTGTGGAGGACGATGAACCCATTCCGAAGGAGCGAGTCCCCGTGGCTCCAGATGAGGTCAACACCTCGTCTGACACTAGGTATGACGGTGCATTGGCATCGTTATCTGTTACGCGGTCTGTCATTGATCCGGGGGACGTGATGGTGATCGAAGTCGATGAGCGAAGGGCTGCTCCGATCAAACGACAATTCGCAACGCTCGCAGAGGGTCCAGTGATCACCAACGGGTTAGCACCGGTGGCAAAGCTGCCGATAGCGTCATATGCCGCGTAGCGATACGCGAGAATGCATCCAGACAGCTTTGCTGAGGAATTGGGCGTGAAGTCATACGTTGCCGGTTCTGAGCCCCCGGCCACCCGGTATGCCACGCGAAGCGCCGGGCTAGTCCCAATATCTGCTACTTCGGTGAAGTTCGCGTCCGTGAACGTTCGGCCCGCGTCCGCCCCCATAATGGCAATCAAGAGGTCGCCACTTTGCACACCAGTGGGCTTATTGATGGTGAGCGTTGACGCAGAGCCAGAGGTCTGCGCGCTAGCTGCTGCGATATATTGAATCGGCAACTCAGACGCACCACCCGCACCCATAAGCATTGCACGCACGCT